TCGAGTAAGTCTCCAAGGATCACAACCGCCGGACGTTCTTCTGTAAATAGCGGTAATCCGTCTTGACTAAAAGGTGTCGGCCCACTCAAATCTAATCCCTCCTATTAATAAACGAGCATAAACAGCTCTTGCATCTCGTCAAAAATTTCCTTTTCAATGCGTAAAAACGTGGATCGGTATTCGGTCAACATTTGACTATACGTCATGCCACCTGTTTTCCCGATTTCCTTTTTCGCAAAATCTTCAAGCACTTGAATCGCACTGTCTAGCTTTTGATTCCCGACTTTATTTTTGACGGTATCTTTATTTGTTTTTTCGTCTGTCGCTTCGGTTGCTTTACTTGTAGTATCAACATTGAGCGTTCCGTCACTCGTACTCGATTGATTGAGATCATTCGTTGTGTTCGTGTTTTGGTTCGCTGTCGTTTGTTCGTTACCGGTTTGATTTTCGGTCATGTCTCGATTTTCGCTATTTTTCTCTTTGTCCTCTTTAATAGAAGAAGCGTATTCGATAATGCCCGAGCCGTCGTTGGTTGTCAAATTTAAACGAGATTGTGGCGTATCGCTTGAAATCTCCCGTTCAAAGTTGTTTTGCGTCGTATCGGTGGAACCGGTGGTGTTGTTTGTTGTATCGGTTTCCGATGTGGTATCCGTGTTCGCTGTACCGGTAGCATTTTGATTTTGTTCGGATTCGTCGTGTGTTTTTTGGTCGGTGTTAATGGTTTGGTTTCCAAGAACGTCTCTGTCTAACGTGCCTTTTTGGTTTTCTTTTTCGTCTTCGATACGATCAATCACATCGTTTTGATCTTTTTGGTTTTTCAGATTGGAGTTGATGCCCACGTTGACATTTTCCAGTGGATTAAAACGAATGGTTTCCGATTCAAACAACCGGTTAAAGTATGGCATATGAATCGTTAACCAATTCTCTAATTTGAACTTGAACAATCCTTCTGTTTCAAACCCGATTTCACGGGTATAAAAGTTCCGGATAAAATGTTCTTCAAATTCAGCACGTAACCCTTCATCAAAAAACGGATAATCAAAATCAAACAGTTTCGGACGGGCGACGTTAATTTTTTGAGCAATGGAGTATCCGGGGTTCGTTTGGGCGTACCCGTCAACCAAGGTCATAATCCGTGTCGTGTACGTTGCCATTCTGATCCCCTCCTTCATTCAAAATTTGCATCGCTATATCGGTTCTCATTTTCACGTTAATATCACCAAGTTCCGGATACAATTCTTTAATCCGTTGACACGCTTCGAGTCTACTTTTTAAATAGATGTTTCCCGATGCGTCAATCTGTTCATTATTGCTGTCTGCTTCGCTTGTAATCATGCGCTCTTTCTTTTCCAAGTTCGCATTTTTAATGCCCAAATACGTCATGAGTTCATTCCACACGGCGTTCTTTTGTGTATTCAATTTATCCACGACATACGGGGCATCGGTTTTCATGACTTTAATTGTATCCGGGTCAAGTTTTTCGTGGGTAATGATGACCGGACTGTTTCCCTCATACTGATTGTAGACCTGTTTAATGGAAAGTAACGTGTTATCGTTTGCTGTCAGTAAGACCGGTGTTTTTTGTGCGTTCTGATTGACACGGATGATTTCTTTTAATTCGGCAAGGTCTTGCGCAAACATGAGAAGTGCCGGAATCGTCGGAATAAATTGATCGTTATTAGCAATCAAAATCCCTTGGATGTTGGCATCCGGCGTATCGGAATAATGATAAATCGGGAATGAGTCTCGTAAAATCCGGGTACCGCTAGGATCGGTCACCACAAATTCCGTCGGTTGCAAGTAATGATTGATTTGTCCGGACTTCGCACCCTGTACCGCTACAAATCCGATGGTTGGGTCTTTATACAATCCGACGTAGCCGAATTGATGAAGTGACATTTCTAAAAATCGTGGATCAACCGACGGTGGCAAGTTCTCCCATTCAAACAACTGGAACGTAAGACTCGTCAAGTAGCGGTAATAATGGGATGCCCATTCTAAATTCTGTTCACTTGTAATATCGTTTAACGAGCGGTAACTATGACCGCTTGGTTTTTTCTTTGCCATCATAGCACCTCGTTGTCTAATGTGTAGTTTCCGATTTGGTCGGTATGCCACAAGGTAATGCCACTGTCAAAGATGGATTTGATACCCGTTAAATCATCGGCATTAAATTCTCCTAAAATGACACATCCCTTGGTTTCTACATAATTCCAATATCTCCGAGTGTGGAAATTCGGAACTTTGACCTCATTCGTTTTGTAGCCGTACAGTTTAAAGAAATCACTTAACTTCCGTCGGTATTCCGCTTTGATTTGTTTCTTTAAGATGTAGACCCCGTTGTAATTGTTTCCCATGTTGTAAGCGGTGTTTGATCCCATCTTTTGAATCGACGGCGGAATATTGGCAATATCTTTTTGTTTCGCTTGGATGCCTTGAAGTTCAATAACTGTATTTCCGGCACCTTGGATGATGCCACCAATCCCGGCAACCACACCCATCGCATTGGGTTCAACCCCTTTAAGACTTGTATCAGCTAGACCGCCGGCGTTCATAGCAGAAGCACCCGAGGTAATACCGTTCATAATGCCGTTAAACATAATGGACGTTTCTTGGTTCTTAATTTGGTTCTTGTTGCCTTGTAAGAAAGCGGTCAAGTAATCATTGACCACAGTTACATCGTTCGGGGTGTCATTAATCAACGCTGTTTCATTATTCAAATCCATAAATAACGGATTATCGAAAACATTCCCGTGATTGTATTGATTGACACCGTAGGACACAAAGTTACTTAAACCGAGTGATCCTTTAACCAAAAGAGATAATGCTTTACCGTTAATGTATTCATTTTTATAAGCCGTTCGGTTGCCTTTGAAATCGTCCAAGACAAGGGTTGTATACGGGTACATGAGTAACTTCGATTCTGTCACCGGCACATAATCACTGTACTTGTCGTCTTGAATTGGATGTTCTTTGGGAACAAACTTAAACGCTTTTTTGACGTATAACGTACCGACGGCTCCGACTTCAACCGTTTCAAAATAAGTGTCAAACCCATTTGGAAACGAAATAGCAGGGGCACCAGGGATGCTACTGTCTAAATTAACGGTAATGCCAATATCATCCGTGACGTAAATCGAAACGATGTTATTGACGGCTTTTTCATTTTGATACAGTTCCTTTAATGCCTTAGTGGGTGGGGATGGAACAAAAGCATCACCGCCGTGTAGGATCGTTGGAGTTAAATCATTTTCCCGAAACGGAATGACGTAAAAGGTTAATGGTTGGGGCATACCGATCACCGTCGGGGTCACATCGTTCGTTTCTGCCCCTTCGTGCATCGGGGTCTTACAAACAATCACCATAAACTGTATTCCTTTTGTTGGTTGGAACTGTTGAATGGAAACGGTATCGTATTCAAGACCGTAAGCAAGACCTTCATCCACGGTGTTGACAACGGGTCTTCCGTCGGATTGCCACAAAGGGCGATGTTCCCGAACCACGAATGAGGGTTGAAAGTCCATCCGGTTTTTCCAGGTTTGGAACAAATCAATTTGAACGTGGACGTGGGTCATGGAATCGTTCTTATATTCCAGTCGTGTCACGAAACCAAAAAACCATTTGGCTGAATAATCTTCATTTTGGAACATCACGTAATTGACACCGTATAATGTGTCGATCTTCTTATTCACACGAATAAACGTTTGATTGTCCTGTCGTTGAAAACTGGCTTGTGCCATTGTGTGAACAGCCGGTCTGTTTTCGAACCAAGTATACTGTTCAGCGGAACTATCAAACCAACGGGTGTGTTTGTAATCATTCGAGAATGGAATACCCGACAAAAGCCGGATATTCGTTCCCGATAATGGAATCGTTGCCATCTGTAAACCCCTCCTTTATTTAGGCAGGGAGTACCGTAACGATAGATTCCCCGATTACACTTTCTGTTTCTTCACCTTCACCAGTTGGGAAACTGACAGTTGCTTTAACCAACAATTCACCCGTTTGCGTCGCACCAAGTGTTAACGTACCGTTGGATTCGATCTGTGTACCGCTTGCGACGGTTGTCGTACCCGAGCCGACTACTGACCATACAATTGGATACGATTCGTCATCTGTTGCACGCACGAACGCTGTCAGTTTCTGTGAACGTCCGGCTTTGAGTGTGAGGATGGTTGGGTTGACGATGACTTCCGTTACCTTCTTGACCGCACCCGAGACGAACGCCACGGCGTTAGAAAAACGTGAAGCGGAAAGCACTTGCCATACATGGTACATGTAGTTCCAGTAGAGA